ATATATTTAATAGCATTTCCTTCTGCGAATTGCAATTTGTTCTTATTTATAAACTCACTTGGCTGCATCACCATGTCCATATAGTGACGGCCACCTACTTGTTTTTTATATGCATTCATATTTGATAACTTTTATAAAAATCTTTTGGTTCTATAATATGTAAATTTTCTTTGGTTCGGGTTGCCCCTACATAGAACAATCGATTTTCATCGTCAGGATTCCTTTCATATCCTTTTTGTGTGTTCAGACTTAAGTCTGTTAAGAGAACAACATTTTGGGCTTCTCCTCCCTTGACCCCATGTATCGTTGATAATAAAATACGTGGTTTTTTATTTAATTGTTCTCCATTCGCTCTCATCTTTCTAATATATTCTACTTTTCTTTGAGGAGCTTCAGCTAACGCTTCATACCATACGGCATCTGTCATGAAACCATGATTAGCCTTACAAGTTTCTAAGGTATACCGTTTATCTTTATCCATAAAAAATTGTTGAGTTTTATCTACCTGCTGCGGACTCATGTAAGTAATGATTCTTTTAATTTGGTTCAAATCCAATGTGGTTCCTTTACGCCAATTTTCCCAATCCGTAATCGCTTCATATAAATCTTCTTCATAAGAGCGTTTAAATTTATTCTTGTAGTAAAGTCCTTTTCGATAAAGAGTATCTTCTAAATCAGCCAACATAAATTTTGTTCTAGCCAAGACTAACCATTCTCCACTATTCATATCTACATTTTCAAAATCAGGATGACGATGCAATCCTCCTTCATGAATTTTAGGATTCCATTCTTTATGTAAACGATTAGAAACTCTTCCTATAATTTTCATCGCAATGTCATGAACCTTACGAGGGATACGATATGACTGCGTTAAATTTAAAAATTTTCCTTTTTGTGTAATGAAACTATCAACATCAGCACCTGCCCATCTAAAGATAGCCTGATCATCATCGCCGGCGATATAAGAATCATCCGACTTGTTCCAAATATTTTTGGCCATGTCCCATTGCATGAGAGATAAATCTTGAGCCTCATCAATAAAGACGGCATCAAACTTAGGAGATGCATCTGATTTAATAAAATTTAAAATCATGTCATTAAAATCGATAAGACTATGTTCTTTTTTATAGCGTTCGAGTTCATTAGCAATGATTCTTAATTTATTAAACTCAACATCTTGAGTATGCTCTTTTAAATCATATTGTTTTTCAAAACTTATATTTCTTAATTTAGCTAACTGAATAATTCTTAAGTAATCACTCTTCGTTGTAAAGATTCCTCCTTCTTCCTCATCGTATTCCATGTAGTCCACAGGAAAATCTATCTTCTTTCCAAAATCTTGATAGTGATGACGTTGCATCACACTTTCTTTTTTAATTCCTAATCTTCTAAAGGCTAAAGAGTGTAATGTTCTAAAGTAAGGAAGATCATCTTCTGTTAAGTTAAATTTTTCCATGGCTCGATCCCTAGCTTCGTACGCAGCTTTCTGAGTAAAGGCAAAATAACCTATCTTATTAGGATCAGTTTGTTTTAGATGGTCATCAACTTTATTTAATAAGGTTGTAGTCTTTCCTGTTCCTGGTGGACCTAATACAATGGTTTTCATTAATAAGGGTCCTTTGGTTTAAATTGTTTGGGTTTATAATTATCTTCGATTCTTTCAAAAGAGGTTACACACATAACGCTGACTTTCTTTTTACCAATCATGAGTCGGTCATCAATACAATCAAAGTGGTCCTTTAACATTTGTTGAGTCACTTGAGATTTTTCATCCCATTTTCTTTTTTGTAAGAAGCCATAAAAAAATTTACTAAATATAAAATAATGTTTTCCTTCCAGAGTATAAACATTGCCTCTTGGAATATCATCCTTGGTGGTTGTTGTCGAACTTCGGTTGGTACAAAATTCTTCTAAATGTTCTTGAAGTTGATCAATTTTAGAAGATCCCGCAGGAGCTGGAACCTTTTCAATACCAGCTAATAAGATATCGGTATATTGTCCAAATTCTTTAGGGGAAATTCGTGGAGGTCTTTTATCAATTTGTTTAGCAACCGCTCTTTGAAAGAGTCTTTGTTCCAATAACGTTTCGACATTATCTAGTTTAACTCTTTGTCCATCGACGTTTACATAATAATAAGGTTCATCTAATTCTATTTTTTGAAGATCACTTAAGATTGGAAAGAGAGCCATTCCTCCAATTCCGTGTTTTCTTGTTCTGCATAATTCTTTATCGCAAAAACTACACATCGGTTCATCTTTACATTTATATCCCCATTCTTTTTTATCATGCTGTTCTTTAATTCTTTCTACAGAGGCATCATCTAAAGGGGGATTCATGACTTTTTCATTAAATAAAATTATTTTATTTTTCCATTCGGATGGCCATTTCTTTTTAGCATAAACGGTATAATGAAAGAGTGCATTGTCTCTGCCTCCTTCACTGATCCCTTCAGCGGCTAAGGTTTCCATACAGGGAGGACCATCACTGAACTCTGATTCTTGTCTTTTAATAATTAATTTTTCGAGTTGTTCTGGTGTGAGTTTATTTCTTTCATAGAGTTCAAAAAAACCATCTAGTGTAGCAGCTTCCCCGCTCTCCAGAAAGGCATATCTGGTTGTTTTATTGGAATTAAAATATGGTAAATTAAGAAAGTTTCCTGTATCATCTTTTGATTTTAATTCAATCTGTTTTGGAAAAACTTCAGAACTACCAAACCCTAAGATAGATCCAATCGATATTAATTTTTTCCTAATTAATTCAGCATCTACTGGAACCGTAGTAAATAAAAAGATGTGAGCTCCTCCACTTTTAGATCTTGTGGTGACTAAGGGTAATTTTAATTTTGTAATTTGATTTATTAATTTTTTATGATTAAAGCCGGCGTAAGAATCTATATCTATACATCCCCATCGACATTTGTTTTCTTCATTAATTGGAATAATTCCTAGACTTGGTTCAATTCCTTTTAAATGATTTTGCCAGAGTTCTTCGGTGACATGTTGACGTTTAACAAACGATTGTCCTTTAACTTTAGTCCCATCTACATTTTTCTTTTCAACGTAGGTACACCCATGCGCTCGTTCTAATCCTGTAAATATTTCTATAAACTTATTCATATATCCTTTAGAGGGCGGGTTAAGTCTCCCGCTCCCGCCCTATATAACCTTATCGGTTATTCTCTAGTACGGTACGTCCGATTTAGATTCTTCAGTTCCATGTTTCGCTTCTATTTCTCCTTTGCTAACTCTTACAGCAAATTGTTTTGCGATGTCATAAACTGACTTATCTTTAACAGGACCAACTTGAGAAACATCCCATCCAAACCAAGTTCCTTTATCATTGGATTGTTGGACTGTTCTTAGCTTATAAATGTGGCTATATGTTGGCGGTGTAAACAAACCGTTTTTGCCCTGCATTTTAATGCCGAGCATCATTGAGTTCCATTTCTTGCTAATCTTTAATTGAGTAGCTTTCATAGAAATCAAAGCCGTTGATGGACTATCTCCTAGAGTCACAACATAATGATTAGCTGTGTTCTCTAGATAATTTCCATTACCTAAACGATCTTTGTTCATTTTATCCCTAGTTGTTTTAGGAATATCATCACCTGCGTTATAGATGTGGACAGGTGCGCCTTTAGATTCACCTCGGTCTTGCCATTCGATGTACTGTCTTTTGTAAAAGACTGGCAATACTTGGATGCCCTTTGTGCCATCATACAATGCGTTTGTCACTGTATTCAAAATCATGCCAGGTTCTGCACCTTCAACATATTTTGCATCCCGTTTATTTACTTCAGGAGATAGCTGTCCCAAGACTTTCAAAAATGGTAACGCTAAATCTTCCTGCGTTATATTTTGAGCCCCTTGGTTAGCATCAGCTTCGAAAAGATTCGTTGCTAATGCGCCTGCGTTTTCACGCTTTACTACACTTTGTTCTTTGTTCATGTTTATTGTTTCCTTGTTAGTTTGGTTCGGTTTCCTACGAACACGTTAAAAATATCCGTTGGCATTTCTTTGCCTGATTCAATTCGCTCACGGACGAGAGCTTTTAAAGTCATGGGCTCCACCTTCAACTTTTGTGTCGGCTCAAACCCACGACTCTTTGCAAGGTTAGCATAATCTGCCGCCTTGTTATCTTCATTCCGTCCAAAGGAAACGGTAATATCATTTTTAATAATATCACCTAGGCCATTAGAACGAAGCCAATTATACGCTGCTTCTCTATTCTTAACCGAGATGTTGGCTGCATAATACGGTTTTACCTCAACTGCAGATCCATCTGCAAGTTTGAGAGATGATAACCCCATTTCACTTAAAAGTGTAGGGATAATTTCACCTGAAATTCTTTCAACTTCACGTTGTTTATTTTTTAAAGCTTCTTCATCAGCTTTAACTTGATCTTCTAAATGTCGAAGATTTTTAACTTGATCCGCTAAAGAAGTTAAATTCGATGTACGATCTAAAACTTCCTCTTGATCTTTTTCAAAATTAATATCACTCATCTATTGTTCCTTTCTCATGTAAGTTAATATCAATGGAATAATATTTTCTTTCTTGTTTATCCCACTTGAGTAATTTGTATTTACCATTAGTTATATCGGATACGATTGAACATGCGACCCCTATTATAGCCGGATCTCCTGTTAATAACAAATAATCCCGAGTAGAATAATTTTTTAAAAGATCTCTTAATTTAAAAATTAATGGACCGGGTGAAAAAATAATTTGAGACAGTTCAGGAAGGAGAAATTTAAATTCACCATATTCTCTTGCTCCCATAATATTAATTTTAGGACGGCCTTCGCTCGTTCCTGGAATTTCTTGAATAACGTAAACAGTAGGTTTTGTCTTTCCTGTGATTTCTCCGTAGTCTAAATTTTTTTCTTTCATATTGACATTATA